TTTGTTGCTGAGAGTCTGGAACGCTATGGCGCATTGTATAATTGGGTAGATCAACGAAACACCAAGTCCATAAGGTATCTTACGTGGCTTGGTTTCATCTTCGGGGAACCTGTAGATCATGCAGGTTACCCCTTCATCCCATTCTGGATGAGTAAGCAAAAGGAGTCAGAGCATGTGTAGCCCTAGCGGTGTGAACCCAGGACAAACAGCAGTTGTAGGAGCAGATGCAGGCGTAGGGCCAAGCGTGATGAACGCCAATGGAACCCCTGCGCCTCCCATGCCTGTCTCAGGAGCAGAGGGGACAGGGATAACCCCTAACGCTAGTCCTTTGTTTGCTGCCCTCTTTGCTCTCCAAGCAGCCCAGGTGGTAGGTGGAGTGTATGGAAACAGGCAGAACTCCAAAGCGCAACGCTATGTGGACAATGTTCACCGTGAGATAACTCAGAAGAACGCTGATCTATCTTTGAAAGCAGCCTCAGAGCAGCAATCCCAAGCTGAGATAGTAGACAGGCAGGCTGAGTCTGTAGATATCCTCACTTCTAAAGTTAATGCACTCAAGACCCGCTCAGCTATGAAGGTAGCTGCTGGGGAGTCTGGTGTCACTGGAACAACTCCAAGCGACATCTTAGCAGATGCAGACCGTATCCAGGCTACCCGTGAGGGCATCCTAGAAATGAACTACCGGAGTCGAGCTAAGGAACGCTTGGCCCAACGTCGGGGGATCTCCGTGGCATACCAGAACAATAGGGCAGGTGGAAACACACCGTACCGTCCTAACCCAACAAATTATATGGCTGCTGGGATGGAGATAGCAGGAGAAGGATTGAGTACCTACATGGATTACCAAGCAGCTAGCCGGGAAGGCGCACGGGGAGCACAATAAATGGCTAAAGATTTCGACATAGGACAGGTCCAGCCCCTCCAAGGTGGCTCCTATCAAGGCCAGGATGCCCACATAACGAATCCTGGTCAATCAAACAGCATGCAGCAGCTAGTGAATGCTGTTGGGACATTCTCTGAGGGTGTCCGACGTTATGCTGTCAATGAACAGATAGAGATTAGCGAGGAACAGACTCAGCAAGTCTTAGCGAATCTCCATGCTGAGGAAGCCAAGGGGCAAGCCACAGCAGCAGACATGGTACGTAATGGTCAGCTAGCACTTGGGGCTAACCCATATGCTGCCAAAGCTGCCCGTCGCTTGTTCATGCAGGGGATTGCCAAGAGGGCTGGGGATGAGATAGCCCAAGAGTATGAGTCCAGCCCTGTCCGTAACCTTGGGCCGGATGAAGTAGCACAGTGGACCCGGGAGCAGTTCGCTAAGCGGACTAAGGCCATGGGCTTCACTGACCCCCACGACGCTGAGTTCCTAGACGGCTTCCTGCCTATCCAGGAACGGGCTGTGGAGGGTCTGGTTGGCTACCATACCAAGGTTGCAGCCCAGAGAACAGAGCGCGACCTGAAGGAAGGCATAGCCCAGAATGCTGGGGACGTTGCCTCAGCTAACCTCTTGCTCCCCGATGTGGCAGCCAGGGATGTAGCTGATAATACCCTCCGTGCTGCTCTTATGACGGGCATGGCTCCACGGGATGCCTATGAGAACGTCCTAGATGGTCTTATCTCTAAGGCCATGGCAGAAGGGGACGTTGGTTACCTGGATGTCGCTGAGCAGGTTCCTACGCTCAACGATAAGAGCCAGGAAGTACCTATGGGCTCACGGATTTGGGCTCAGGAGAAGATAGCAGCAGCTAGGGCCAGCCTGGAATCCCAGAAGGCCAGGGAAGCGAAAGCAGCAGCAGATAACCAAAAGCTTGTCCTAGAACAAAACAAGGAGGCTTCTCTAGCTGAAGCTGTGGATATCCTCCATGGTGGCAGGTCCCTACCTGAAACAGCCGAGGTCTATGAGCAATTCAAGCGAAAGGCTGTGGAGCTAACCCGTAAGGGGCTCCTGGATCCTAAGCTAGTCCCAGAGCTAGACCGGATGCGAGAGGAAGCTGTAGCTGCCAACCTCAAGGCAAGTGAGCGTGGCGAAGTTATTGGAGATTATGGCTCAGTAGCCCACGAGGAGGCTACACAGTTCATCCTGGGTGGTCAGGTGGCTACACTATCCAAGGTAGCTGAGATGTACGCAGCCCCAAGCATGGCTCCATTCCGTGGTGCTGCCTTCAAGACCTGGAATGATTGGAAGAAGGCTCAGGAAGTAGAATCAGATTACAACCTGAAGGGGATGAAGCTTGGTATCCTCAATGACCCAAACATAAAGATGCTAGGTGCAGAGAAGATTGCCAGCATAGAAAGCTATTGGAATGGGTCCATTGCTGCCTTCAAGAAAGAGCGGGATAAGGCTGGGCAAGCCATAACAGTAATAGAGATGAATGAGTTTGCTAGCAACCTAGCTGACCAAGTTATAGCCCGGTACAGCAATAAGCCTGACAAGAATGGCGACAAGCTAGCACCAGCGAAAGACTATGTGGAAAGCTATGGGGATACCGTCCGTAGTGCTTTGCAGAATGCTAAGGACAAGGAAGAACAGAATCTTATCTATAATCGTGAGATAGATGCTAAGGTTCCCACGTTCACCAAGGATATCATAGACCTCCCGAAGAACCTCAAGGATCTAGGCTTTGATACCTGGGGTGATGAGGCAGCTAAGCGGTATGAGCGGCATGTAGCTGCTATAACTGGTGTAGCTGAGAATAGTGGATCAGCAGATGCCATAGCGGCAGCTAAGGTCCTCAATGAAATGGTCCGAAATAAGATTGTGTTTGAGCGTCAACAGGCAGGAACAGACCAGGAGAGAGCCAGGATGGGCCAAGCCTCTCTAGCAGCCTATCCACGTGTGGAGGCTTTGATGCCTATGCCAGACGGAATGCCAATCAATGTTATCTCCAAGCTCGTCAAGAATGGCGATGCCGTAATCGTCAGAGCCGATGGTAAGGTCCGTGGCTATGCACAAGGCATCTACCTGAAGAACCCAGAAGCAGGTATGCAGGCTGCCCTAGAACTCGTACAGACTGAACTCAAGGCTACTCGTAGGCCAGACCCAAAGCCTGACACACCAAATAAGTAAGGAAGTTATGCCAACTGATTTTAACCCGCCAGATATCCCTGTTAAGCAGCCTGAGCCTGTGCCGGAACTTGGAGGGGATACCCTAGAGATAGTCAGGCGTGGTCAGATAGTAGCACCAGAGCAACCACAGACACCCGAGACTGACCCAGGGCTCCTTGCTGAATCAGCTACAGGGCTTTGGCTCGGGCTCCTCAATACAGGCGATGCTGCCTTTGGCTGGGCCTTCCCCCGTGAGTATGAGACTGTTCCACACCTGGATGAGAGTGGTAAGCTACGGGTTGTTAAGACCAATGATTTTGCTAAGCAACTCCCACAATCGAAAACCATAACAGGTGGTTTGGTCCGTGGTGTATCTGAGTTTGCTATAGGTGCTGCCTCAGTTGGCGGTGCAGTTAGCTCTGTGACCAAAGCCGGTGGATTGGCAATGTCCATAGCCAAGGGTGCTGCCGCTGACTATGTTGCCTTTGGTGCTCATGAGGAACGCCTTAGTAACGTTGTGGCAGACCTAGGCGTACCCATTGCTTCTACCATAGCTGAACATTTGAAAGCTGAAGAATCAGACGGGGAAGTGGCTGGGCGTCTTAAGAACGTCATAGAAGGAGGTATCCTGGGCATCACCCTGGAAGCTGGCTTTAAGCTCATCGGAGGGGTAGCCAAACTCCGTAAGGCAAAGCAGATTACAGGATCAGACCCAGATAAAGCAAAGGAACTCATAGCTGAAGCCACAGCGGATCTAGCTGAAGTGAAGCCACACGGCATGGTCCTGGCTCCAACCAAGCCCATCCAGGCTACCGCTAAAGATCGTATCATAGCTAAGACCCTGGAAGTAGATCCGGCTCTGACTCATAGCGAGGCAGATGCCCTAGCGGATATCCAGATTAGCCTAGCTCGCTATGTGAATCCTGCTCAAGAGGCAGATGTTACCCTAGCGTCTATCATGGACGTTACCAAGGTACGTGCTGAGGACCTAGCCTTGCGGCAGGTGGCTGAGCGCATCGTTGCCCAGGATCCCAGCAAGAGCCTAGACGAAGCCATGGAGCTAGCCAAGGCTCAGGCTGCGGCTGTCCCTCCGACAGTGAAGCCAGGAGGCCCACGAGGCAAGACTACCTTTGCCTCCAATGGTAAAGCCCTGGTTGAACTCTTTGATAAGGCAGACCTGACAACTCACCTTCACGAAACAGCCCATGTATTCCGTCGTTACCTGCGTCCAGATGACAAGGCTGTCTTTGAGTCCTGGCTAGGGGTCAAGGATGGAAAGTGGACACGGGCAGCAGAGGAACGCTTTGCTGTAGGCTTTGAAGAGTACATGAGGCGTGGTGAGGCTCCTACGGAACAACTGAAGGGAGCCTTTGAACGAATCAAAGCTGTAGTTGTCGATGTGTATAAGAAGCTTCGTGGCCATGGTAAGGGCCTAGCTCGTCTCAGCCCTGAAGTAAAGCAAGCCTATGATCGGCTGCTAAGTAATACGGAACGTGAAGGCATCTTTGATACTCGGGTCAACATGGCTGCAAAACAGCTATCCAATGACCTGGGTATCACTGTGAGGCCGACCCATGTACGGGGCTTGGCTGAAGCTGTGAAGAAGGGCGGGAAGATAGACTATAAGCTCCTAGAGATTCCCCACTTCACACGTATCCTAAGGGCTGCCCATGAGTCCCAAGGTTCCGCTGAGTTGGCACAGCAGGTATTCAAGGAAGTTAATGACCTGAACCCAACTGGTGTCCAATCTCTGGTTGACACCGCACGGATCGCACAGTCTATAGGACAGGACAAAGAGGCTTTGGTTTCAACCATGCGCCAATTTGTTCAGAACAATCAGCAACTCAATTCAGTCCTAGCTGCATATGATTGGCATGTGCAAATGCAGACAGCAGAAGTTGCTAAGTTGGCTGCTGAAGTTAAGAAGTACGGTGCTGGGGACCTCCCAGAGCGTCTATCGGCACAGTTCCTACAAAGACACTCAGAACTAACTGAGCTAGTAGAACTGCAACTATATGGCCAAACTATTGTTAGTCGCTCAATGGGTGCCTATCGTCTCCGTGGTCAACCCATAGACGCTGTACACAAACTGTTCCAGGACGGGGACAAGCAAATAGATGAGCTATTCCAATCTGAAGGGGCTAAAGTCTCTGATATGGTTGGCGGTCCTAAGTCAGTCCTGGACCTAGCTGATAAGGTACTGGAAGCCAAGGGAGCCGAGGATGCAGCCAAGCGGATGAAGGATGCAGGGAAGACCATGCATGCAGCCATGAATAAAATCATGGAGTGGTACATGAATGCTATCCTGTCTGGCCCCAAGACACACCTAGTCAACATGGTGTCCAACACGGTTATGACTGTGATGGTTCCATTGGAGCGGATCATTGGTGGCAAGGTACTCTCAGCATTTGGCAAGAAGCAGGGTGTACTAGAAGCTAAGAAGGGTGTGAGCCAACTCATGGGGCTTCAAATGGCTTTCCGTGAAGCACTCCAAGCAGGCAAGGAATCCTGGTCAAGCGGTTCCAGCTTCATGGAGAAGGCTACAGCAATGGATGTGGTCAAGGGGACACAAAGTAAATTCTTGAAGTCCTATGTCTACGTTGCTGGTCGAGCACTCCAAGCGGAAGATAGTTTCTTCAAGGTGTTAAGCTTTAGGGCTCACGCTTATGCAGAGCTAGTCGAGAAGGCGGGCAAGGAAGCAAATCCAGAAGCCTTCATTAAGACTGAGTTGGATAAGATGATGAAGGATCCTCTGGCTTATGGGTCCTCAGCGAATGCAGCTAAGACTGCTACGTTCACTCATGACCTCAAGCCAGGAACAAGCTTCCATAGTCTAAGCTCATTTGTTAATCGTCATCCTTGGGCTAGAATCATAGTCCCATTCGTGAAGACTCCTAGCAACATCCTCCTAGAGTTTGGTCGGCACGTTCCTGGCCTTCCTCTGCTCCGTAAGGGCATCCGTGAGGCTATTGTAGGAAAGATGGGTGCAGAGGCACAAGCGTCCTTCATAGGTAAGCAAGTGGTAGGCTTTGGCCTCGCTACAACTGCCTTTGGCCTCTACCAAGCTGGCTTCCTTACTGGCTCAGGTCCAACAGACCCAGAAGAACGTAAGGCGTGGTTGGCTGCTGGGAATCGTGAGTATGCTATTAATGTAGGTGGACGTTGGTGGGATTATAAGCGCATGGATCCATGGGCTACCCTCCTAGGCACCATGGCGGATACCTCAAAGGCTTGTACCAAACTTGGGAAGCCAGAGGAAGCCGTCAATATCATGTTCAAGGGAATCAAGCAAGGTGTCGTAGATAAGACCTATTTCAAAGGTATCTCAGATATCGTTAAGGCTCTCGATAACCCAGAAGTCTTTGGCGTCATGTGGGCTTCCAACGTTAGCTCAGGCATGCTCCCGTATTCAGGAGCCATGAGCCAAGCCAGCCGAGCCATAACCAGCCATAGTTACCGCATGAATGGCTTCCTAGATGCCTTCAGGGCTAAATCCATGGGCATCTGGGAGCCTGAGAAACGTTACGACCTCTATGGCAACCCCATAGATACTGGCATTGATGAGGCTGTGTCTCCTTTTGCTAGTACAGCAGATGGGGATAGCCCAGCCCTAGCAGAGCTAGCGAGCATTAAAGGAGGCATAGACATGGAGCCTCCTAAGGTTATCGGAAATGTGCAGCTAACGAAGGAACAACGGGAATTCATAGCTGAACAAACAGGCAAGGTGAAGATCGGTGGTCAGACGTTGATGGAGCGTTTGGAGAGCATTGTTGCCTCTGAGTCATATCAGAAGCTTCCAAGTAACGACCTGACTCCCGATGATTATACCAAGGTGCCACGAGCAATGGCACTCAAGCGTCCCTTTGATGCTGCCCAAGCGGCTGCCATTCGTATGGCCAAAGAGAAGTTCCCAGAGTTGAAGCAAGCAATTAACCAAGATCGACTTAATAAGGCTCTAGTTAGGGCTGGGGAGTTTGATCGTGTCATGGAGATAAGCAAGTAATGGCTTATAGTTATGATACATACTTTGGAAACGGTACAAATAAGGTTTGGTCAGTAACCTTTGGGTATATCAAGAAAGCCCATGTACAGGTGTTGGTGGATGGTGTGTCAGTAAGCTTTTCGTGGCTTACCGATACCAGCATAGAAACTACCGTTGCTGCTCCCATGTCTGCTGAGGTTGTCATAAAAAGAGTGACACCAAAGGATCCTATGGTTTCCTACTCCAATGGAGCCATTGTAAAGGCTGCGGATCTAAACCTTGCTAACCTCCAAGCAATCTATCTGGCTCAAGAAGCAGCAGACCAGACACGGGGAGAGCAAGGCCCTCCAGGTCCTCCTGGTTCAGGTGGAAGTGGGGGAGCATCGTCCATTACCTATCCTGCTGGTATTATACTCAGTGGCCAACGGGTAGTGTTGTATGCACCAGGAGTTGGATGGATTTATGCTGACTCATCCATAGTAGCGCATGGGCAAGCACAGGTGGCTGTAACCAAAACAGCAGCAAACTTGGGTGTTGATTGTGAAGCTGTTACAAGCGGGGTCATGGATGAACCTTCGTGGTCCTGGCCCGCTCCTTGTGTCCTGTTTCTAGGGACCAGTGGGCAACTAACCATTACCCCACCAACGTCAGGATTTGTCAGAGAGATTGCTAGAGCCGTGTCGGCTACTCGCATAGTCATTGAACCAGAACAAGCCATCAACCTACTATAGGAGTTATCATGGCAGCTAAGAAGTTTATTCGTCTTATTTCAGGTGTCCTCACAGAAATTGCAGGAGTTGTTACTAGTGCCGGTGCTGGCAATGATGGTGATATCCCAGCCCTAGACGCTACTGGTAAACTTGATGTCAGTGTCATGCCTGTTGGCATTGGTCCTGAAGTACAAGTAATGATTGCTAGTGAAGCCCTCTCAGCCGGGGATCTAGTAAACATTTGGTTAGATGTAGGTGTTGTGAAGTGCCGTAAGGCTGACAACAGCACAGCAGGCAAAGAAGCTCATGGGTTCGTCCTATCAGCTTACTCCCTAGGTAATAGCGCAACTGTCTATGGCCCATCACAGATGAACACAGCTAAAACCGGGCTTACTTTGGCTGCCACCTACTGGCTAGGAACTGCTGGTGGTATTGTTACAGCATCTCCTTCGGGTTCTGGTGTTGTATCCCAGGTGGTTGGTAAGAGTGTTTCAGCTACTACTTTGATGTTTAATCCATTACACCCAATTACTCAGGTTTAATACATGGTAGCTAGGAATGCACTTGTACTGCTCAACGGGCAGCCTGCTGAGCTTCCCGTTGGTGATACTTTGGTTGGCGGGAGTGGGACCCTAGCTACCAATGGGGAAGTCTCAGCAGGAAAGGCAGTAGAGAGTACAGACAGTAGGTTGCGTACCATATTCTCCATAAACCATTTACAGGACGGGGACGGGGAAACAGATAATGGTGGATGGAGTACATATAAAGATACTGCCGGGACCTCCCCGGTAGATGGAACAGGAGGAGTTTCCAGTATTACATGGACTCGATACACCGTCAGTGCTCCTAGGGGTACAGGGTGTTGGAGACTTACTAAACCGGCGAGCAACACACAAGGTGAAGGCGCTGCAATCGCCTTTACTATACCAGATGCAGACTGTAACCGGCCTAACACAATTTACTTTGGTGTTTGCCAATATAGCGGAAACCCATTCCCGAGTGGGGCTATATCGGTCCATGTTTACGATACTGCCAACGGGAGATTAACACCAATTAACTCAGGGAACATCATTACGAGTGTTAGAAACGGTAATGACGGTGTGGCACCGTTTTCAGTGCAGTTTCATGCGTCTAATAGTAATCAATACCGATTGATTTTCCATTGTACACTAACTGAGACAACTGCATGGTCACTGTGGTTTGATGATCTGTACATCGGCCCCGCCTACCTGCCGTCCTCGCCAGCGATGAGCGATTGGCAGGACGGTGGCGCGATCACGATCACCGCGACCACGACGAACCCCACGAAGGGGACAACCACGCAAGACAAGGTGTGGTGGCGCAGGGTCGGTGATTCAGCAGAAATCCGCTTTGAGTATGCGCAGGGCGCGGGGTCCGCTGGTTCTGGTGAGTACCTGTTCCATCTACCGGCTGGACTGTCAATCGACACGACGAAGATGAAGGTCGATTCGGGTGCAAACCCCTACAATGGTGGGGCTGGTTCTGTTTCCGCAGCAATCGTCGGGACAACGGCTGGGTCTGGTGAGGTCATTCCGTATGATGCAACGCGGGTGCGCCTCGCCGTGTACGATTCAGCCACGGATTCATACCAGCGCATAGGAAGCGGTTATTTCGCTCTGTCGAATGCCAGTCTTCAGATTTACGCCGTGCTGACTGTCCCTATCGTCGGCTGGTCCGGTTCCACCGCCTTCCAGCCCGGCAGCCGCTACCTGTGGGCGCAGCGGTTCGCAGCCAATGCGACACGCGTCACCACGACGCCGAGCAAGCCGGGGGAGTATCGGGCGCGGAGGCTGGGGACGGACACGGCGCCGACAACGGCACCGAGCACGGCAGATGGGTTCCGAATCGACGCCGGGTCAGGCATCGCTGCTGGTCGAATCAACCTCTACGATATCTACATCGGACCTGGGAAGATCATTCAGCTTACGGCCCATCTTTCAGCAGGCCGCACCGGGAAGCTGTGCACGGACCTGTATTACAATACTGCATATCGTGGACTGGTTGTCAGCTACGATCCGGCAACTGGTGTTGCAACCGTCTACGCCGCGGCATCAGCAGCCGGTGACGGGGTTGGTGTCGATGACATTCTGAGCGCAGCACAGGCAACCGGATATTTCGATTTCCTTGTTGCCGACGATCCGGTCCCCGTTGCCCTGGCCCCGGCGGTGCATGTCGAGGCGAGCAGCGACGCGGGGCAGGTGGTCACAGCGAACACCACCGACCTCCAATATGAGGACGAACAGACCGACACGCACGGTGCGTGGAGCGGGACGGTGTTCACCGCTCCGGTTGCTGGCGTGTACGATTTCTGCGGGGCCTACTACTGCAACGCGGCAGGGTCAAACATCGTCCTCTATGTCAACGGAAGTGCCGCAGAGATCATCGGCCATGTCCGTGACAACGGCACGGCATGGCTGTTCCATGGTCGGCGGAAGCTGGCCGCTGGCGATACGGTCAAGTTCCGCGCCTCCGTCAGTTCGACCCGCGACAACTCGGGCCTGACCAACTGGCTCCGCATCACCCGCATCGGAGACGCCTAATGCTGCGCTGCAACGTGCACAACCTCGTCACCGGCCAGCGGTACGAATTCACCGCCGCCGACCAAGCCGAAATCGACGCCCGCCTGGAGCGCAAGGCGGGCGTCTACGGCATTAACCCTGAAGTATCTATTACTAATATAGACGCTGAGTTGGAAACTGAGGCACGAGGTAAAGCCAACATACAGGAGGCCAAAGAATACTTCGCAACTCTTGATTGGTCCCTTATAGAAGACACAGAAGCACGCAAGGCAATCCGGCATTTGTGGCGTCTGATAAAACAATAAACATGGCATTCCTTAGTAAAATAACCTATCCTGGCGACGGCATAGTGTCCTCGTTCAGTGTTCCATTTAATTACATCATAAAGGAGCATGTGAAAGTCTATGTAGCTGGTGTGTTGAATACCACGTTTACATGGACTACACCTAGCACCATCCAATTGGCATCGGTTCCTGGCATCGGGATAGAAGTCCTCATCAAGCGGGAAACACCACAAACCCCTCTGGTGGCTTGGCAAGACGGTGCTACCCTCCGTGCTGCTGACCTGAATAAGCAAGCCCTGCAAACCATCTATATCTGCCAGGAGACTATAGACAACTCAGCAGCAGCCGCAGAAGTAGGAGAGACTGTTACCCTCGCTGCTGCTCAGGCTGCACAGTCCGTCCTGGATGCAGAAGCGGCCGTAACAGCAGCAGAGATAGCTAAGACGGCTGCTCAGGCTGCCCAAGCTGCAACCGAGTCCCTACCAAAGGATGCTTCGTGGATCACCACAGGCGTCTTTGACCCATCTCGGGTTCCCTTGGCTGGCTTTGGTGGAGCTATTGTGGACCAATCAACAGGGTTCACAGCGGCAGCCAACCGAGTCTATAACCTCTCTGGTAGCTCCTTCACCATTACACTTCCTGTGGCTCCTGCCGCTGGAACCATGGTTGGTTTCATTGTTGGTCGCTATGCCTCTGCTTCTGGTGAGTATCAACTTGATGCAGGCGCAGGGGCGTACATTGCTGGTCGCTCACGGTATCTGAAACTCATCCATACCAACTGTGCTGTCCTGCGATGGAACGGTAGCAATGAATGGGTTCCAGTGCATCTTAGTCTGGACACTCGTTGGCTAGACGCTGGTGCTGTGAGCATCACTGGTGCTGTCACTAACCCAGCAAAAGGGACTGTTCTCCAAGACAAAGTTTATTGGCGTCGAGTAGGTGACAGTATAGAACAGCAGATTAGTTTCTATCAATCTGTAGCAGGCACAGCCGGTAGTGGTGAATATAGTTTCCGCTGTGCAAATAACTATGACATAGACACAAGCAGGTGTGCAAGTGCTGGTCCTGCTGGCTCTGGATGCATTGGTTCCGCCATGGTAAGCAACTTTACAACCAGCACAGCCGTTGGTGTTGTTCATGCTGGAGGGGATCCAGGAGTCCGCGTATCCATTGTCAATGGTGTCAGCGGAGTGAATCTTAGTAGTAGCCAAGCCTACAACCTGGGTGTCCCTGTGGCGTTTGGCATCCACTTTACTGCGCCGATATCGGGGTGGTAATGGTTATAGATGATACCGTAGCCATTGCAGCCATAACTGTCCTAGGTGGTGCAATAGCCGCCATGTGGGTCTACTATAACAAGCGTATAGCAGCCATGGAAGCCCGCATTGCAAAGCTAGAAACTGAGCGTCTAGCAGAATACAAAGCTCACGTAGCAACAGCCAATAAACTCACCGAGCGGTGCATAGCAGCCATAGAGCACTCTGCTACCGCTATGGAAGAGTTAACGGTCAAAGTGAAAGGAAATAAATAATGGCAGATAAAGATTTGCTGGCTACACTCCATGATTCCATAGCTGATCTATTTATTAAGAAGCTAGAGGGCAAGGGGCGTAATGACCTGACAGCAGCAGAACTAGGCGTCATCATTAAATTCCTCAAGGATAATGATATCACAGCCGCCCCTGTTCCTGCTGCCAAGACAACTAAGATAGCTCAGATTCTACCGTTCCCGAGCGGTGAAGATGAACTAGCACTTGCGGAAGGCTAAGGACAAGGCTCCGGTAGTCCAAGGTGATATCCAGTTACAAGACTTTAGGAATTTCCTATATGTAACCTGGAAGCATCTTGGGCTACCTGAGCCGACTCCTGTACAATATGACATAGCTCACTACCTCCAAACCGGAGGGAAGCGTATTATCGTTGAAGGGTTCCGTGGCGTCGGGAAGTCATGGATCACAGCAGCATTTGTATGTCACCAGTTGTACCTAGATCCGCAAAAGAAGATTCTGGTTATCTCAGCCTCAAAGGCATTGGCAGATAACTTCAGTACATTCGTTCTACAACTCATCCATGGAATGCCAGAATTAGAGCATCTGATTCCAGAGGACAATCAGCGTAATAGTAAGATTCAATTTGATGTGAAGCCAGCTACAGCCGCCAAGGATCCCTCTGTGAGGTCTGTAGGTATCACAGGTCAGATTACGGGCTCCCGTGCTGACCTCATTGTAGCTGATGACGTAGAGGTTCCTGGGAACGCTATGACCCAGATGCTACGGGATAAGCTCTCAGAGGCAGTCAAAGAGTTTGATGCTATTCTGACGCCTAAAGAGGACTCACGTATCGTCTTCCTAGGTACTCCTCAGTGTGAGCAAAGCCTCTACAATGCTCTCCCAGGTCGAGGCTTCCAGGTTCGTGTATGGCCAGCTAGGTATCCCAATGTAACCAAGGTGGCAGGCTATAACGGAACCCTGGCACCATTCATTGCGAATGCTTTGGCGAAGTCTGAGGCCCTAGCGGGAAAGCCTACGGATCCCAAGCGGTTCTCTGAAGAGGACCTATTGGAACGCGAGGCTAGCTATGGTCGCTCTGGGTTCTCTCTCCAATTCATGTTGGATACCAGACTCTCAGACCTGGACCGCTATCCCCTACGGGTCAATGATCTTATCGTCATGGACCTAGATGAGGAAGAAGGACCTGAAAAGGTCACATGGTCTGGAACCTACGAGTTTGAATACAAGGATCTACCCAGCCTAGGCTTCAATGGAGATAGATTCCATAGACCACAAACACTATCCCAACGCTCTGCCCCATACACGGGTGGAGTCATGTTCATAGACCCTGCTGGTAGAGGCAAGGATGAGGTAGGCTATGCAGTTGTTAAGATGCTCCATGGTCAATTATTCGTGTTGGCCTGTGGGGGTATTCAAGGAGGCTACCAGGATAGTAACTTGGAATTTCTAAGTAACATCGCAAAGGTTACACTAGTGAACCATGTTATCATCGAGAAGAACTTTGGTGATGGCATGTTCTCCAAGCTGCTCACTCCGTTCCTTGCCAAGGTGCATCCTTGTCGGATTGAAGAGGTCCATAGCTCCATCCAGAAGGAAAAGAGGATCATAGATACCCTTGAGCCTGTGATGAATCGTCACAAGCTGATCTTCAATCGGAAGGTAATCCAGGATGACTATGAGGGTGTCCAGAAGGATCTAACAGAGCGAGCCCCGCAACGATCCTTGATCTACCAGCTAACCAGGATCACCAGGGAGAAGGGTGCTCTCCTCCTAGATGACAGACTGGATGCCCTAGCTGGTGCTGTAGCCTACTGGGTTGAATCCATGGCCAGGGACACTGATCTAGCTGTTCAGGAGAGAAGTGCCGAACTCCTAGACCAGGAACTCAATGGCTTCCTAGAACATGCTACCGGCATAGAAGGCTTTGGGGTCAGCTTAGGAGGGGACAGGGATGGCTGGGGAGGAACATGGTCTATACGCTAGTTTCTCCTTTGACCCTACTCAGGATACCCCTAAGCCAGAATAATGGCTAGGATTGACTCCTAGGCCATCTGCTGAGCCTCTAGAATCAACGCTAAGGCCATTTGCTGTTCATTCCTGCCATTATTATTCCTTAGGGCTACTCAGATTACCCTTAGAATAATAATGGCTAGGATTGACAGGAAACAGGATCTAGGACAGTCTGGTTGTGGTAATGACTAGGATGGGTTCTTAGAGACTCCAACAAATCATAAGTCACACTTTGAAAAATCTATCAAAATTAGAGTTCTTGCACAAGTTGTAACTGATTGTTGTTATTGCTGGTTATAAAACAAAAAAAGTCGATCTTCCCAACTGTAGGGGTGAAGGATATACTTAGTTTATACTTAGATAACTTAGAGATTAACGTAGAGTATCTAGGTTGATACTTGGTGAATACTAGGTAGCCTCCTTGAATGCAGTTCATTGTGAGTACCTGGATAATGCTTGGTTAGCCTAGATCGCAGTTCATTGCGGGTTACTAGGAATGAACCAAGCTGCTACCAGGGTGCTACAATGCATCCACTTGGGTAGGGAGCAATAGAAATAACCTATTCCTGTAGCTTTGTAGCTCTCTGGTGGGACTCGGTTTATACGGTGATAGCTCTTTGAAAAGCCGGTGTGGAAAGCCAGAAGTGTAAACACAGATGTAACACAGATGCTAACCCTGATGTAATCTATGGAAATACTGTGTTGGACTGTGTTTACGCTTTGGTGAGGTAAAAATGGTGGAAAAATCTGAGCGGTCTACCCATAGCCTGCCCCGCTGAGATTACCCCCATGGCCTACCCCCTTGGAATTTCCAGGGCCAATCCATGCTTATCAATAGCGCACCCAGGTAACTCCTGGCGTAACAGTCACGCTAAGTCATTGGTATTACTAGGATCACAACGGATAGTGTATCCTGTGCATGGCCTGGATGTGGTCCTAGTTGATAGTTGATTGATCGTTAGCATACATTCGACCTTGTGAAGTACTAATAAGTATATATCATGCACCCAATAATAGGGTGTGTGCTATATGCTTTATTTTTTTTTATTAGTACTCATAATACCCAAACAAAGCGCAACCATGCTCCAACCATGCTCCAACCATGCTCCAACCTAGCGTCCACATAGTCAACACCAAGCTGATGCATTGCACCACATACGCCAAACACATAGCAACTAAGGGGAGTTTTACAAGACTCACAATGCCAAACTAAGTTTTCTAGCTTAACCATGGTTGAGCATGGGGTAACCTGGATTGTGCCAGGAATCGACTAGGAATGGCCTTGCTGTGAATTATCATTTATTGAAGGCTATTGATAGCATGGACAGACCTACGCTTGCCATTGTGTCGCTTGGTTTGCTCTCTGTTGGCTTTCTGGTTGTGTTCTACACAGATGCAGCACCAGAGCCACCACAGCGGCAGCTAGGAGCAACTAGGACGCAGCCAGGAGCCACACAACAGGACACAAGGCCAACATGGCTTGTCATCACGAAGTCAGGGCAAAGGCACAGGGGCAGGCTAGTGGATGATGGGTGGACTGAGGTTGTCCTAGAGGTCAGCTATGGTGGCCAAGTGACCATTAGGAAAAGCGAGATTGAAAGTACCCAAGTAGAAAATAGCACGGATAAAACAGGGGTATTGTACTAGTCAGGAGATGTCAAGGAGAAACTAGACAGGGTGGCTTTAAAATTCATGCTTGACCTAAGCTAAGCCTTGGCTATGGTTCAGTCACCACGCCAGAGCAAGAAAGAGAGAAAGCCATGGCCAGCAACACCAGCACCCCCAAAGCCCGCACCCTGAGCATTCGATGCAACGGGGAAACCTGCGTCCTGCATTGGACACCAAGCCACTATGAATCCGCCTCAGGTGGCAGCAAGGTAGGCAGCAAGGTCAAGTGGGACAATGTAGAACAGTGCGAAGATTGCGGACAGACCATAAGCGAAGACTCAGCTTGCACCGGTAGCTTTGTGGTCTGTGGCTGTGGTGCCAGCTATGCCTGCCGTCCCTTTGCCTACTCGGAGTGAACCATGTTGCTAATCCCTCTCGACGCTCCCGTGTCCCTCATCGCTTCCCTTCGTGCCTCCTCAATCCCCTTTGCATTCAAGGTCTAAACCATGCTCTCCTCCCGCTACTTCCCCGTCATCATCCCTGTCTCCCTTTCGGCAAAGAAGGGGGACACCCAGCCTTTCTGGCTTGGGATCCGCCATGATATCCCCTGCGTGTCCATTGCCTCAGAATACGGCCAGCCGTGGCAAGGCTTGGAATCTTTGGAACCAAACAAGTACCGGAACAGTGGAGGCGTCCGGCTTGATCCGGTCTATTCTGGAAACCTGCTCTGGCGTGGTGACAACCTGGAAGGCAACCGGCTGGACAATGCAGGATATAGTACCTGGGAAGGCTCAGGGGCAGACCGTAAGCAGGTTGTCATGCCTTCCCCGGTCTATCGTGGGGAAGCTATCGGTGAATGTGGGTTCACTGTGAACCTTGCCCCCCATTACAATAATTTCATTCGCTGGTCAGACTGCAAGGCAACGGATGGTGCTCGTAAGTGGCTCCATGCTGAGCTGGATTTAACGATCCTGGCGACCATCCAGGAGCACAAAGACACACTCAGGCAGGCAGCCCTGGCTAATCTCCGGTTCCGCTTTGCTGAGGGCGTTGCTTCCCTCCGTAAGGCTGCTCAGGAACGCGAGGAAGAGGCACAGCGGATCATGGAAGCCATTAGCCTTCCCTCCTGAATAAACATAACCCTTACCAAAGTATAAACCATGGACCCCAAAGATATCCTCCCTCATTACCTGGAATGTTGCGCCTGGGCAGAGTCAGGAGACGAGCAAAGCCCATTGAGTCGCTATGCTCCTGAGTTTTCCTTAGATGCTCAGGCGGTTGCACTAGAGCGTTGTACATCATTCCTCCATGACAATCCAGACGTCGCCCTTAGCGGTTTAACTGCGGAACAGGTTGGACACGATTTGTGGCTAACCTCCCAGGGTCACGGTTCGGGATTCTGGGACCGTGGCTTAGGAGAGCTTGGCCAGCGCCTCAGCAAAAGGGCAAAGCTGGAACACTGTGAAGCATACATAGGTGATTCTGGCTTAGTGGAGCTTCAGTAATGATTCCCCTCCTAGCCTTCCTCGCTTAACCTAACCACACTCTCAACCATTCCCATCCCACTCCAAAGGAAACCCCATGGACTCATCCATTAACCTTCCTGAAATCCTTAACCTACACTCGCTCTGGCTTGGTAACAAACCAGGGGGCAGCCGTGCGAACCTCAGCGGTGCGGACCTCATCGGTGCGGACCTCAGCCGTGCGAACCTCAGCGGTGCGGACCTCAGCCGTGCGGGCCTCAGCGGTGCGGACCTCAGCCGTGCGAACCTCAGCGGTGCGAACCTCATCGGTGCGGGCCTCAGCGGTGCGGACCTCAGCGGTGCGGACCTCAGCGGTGCGGACCTCATCGGTGCGGACCTCAGCCGTGCGAACCTCAGCGGTGCGGACCTCAGCGGTGCGGACCTCATCGGTGCGGACCTCAGCGGTGCGAAGGGCGCAGCCCTGGTTATCGCCAGAACCCGTATACTCCCGCAAGGCTCCCTCATTGGCTGGAAGAAATGCAAGTATAACGTCATTATTAAACTTCGCATCCCCGAGGAAGCCAAGCGTTCCCATGCCTTTGGCCGCAAGTGCCGGGCTGAATACGTGGAGGTCCTGGAAGTCTTTGGCTCAGATGAAGGGATAAGCCAGCACGATGGAGTGACAAAGTATATCAAAGGTGCAACCGTGCACCCCGACAAGTGGAGCGATGATTGGCAGGAGGAATGCGATAGTGGAATTCACTTCTTCATCACCCGTGAGGAAGCGGAGGCATACTGATATGGCCTTAGCCTTCCTCTTGCTCTCTATCCTGGTCATTTGCGTATTCATTGCGCTACAGGATAGGAAGCACAGACAATCCTATGATTATGACAAGGAGACGGAACCATGATTACCGCAAACAATATAGACACCAGTGATGCAACTTACCAATTACTTAGTGAGCTATTCTCAAGCATCACTAAAGAGTTTTATGGGTTAGAGAATGGAGGCGGATGGGTGTTAAGGAAGGAAGCGGTTTGTCCAAAGACAGACAGCCACATTGTGGAATATGAACACTTGGAGAGTGGCTGTTTCGTTCGGTTTGAACGGCAAGGAGATAACGTGGAGTATGCCTATATTCCAGCAGGGGAAAGGGAGTAAGCCATGAGCAACGGAGAGCCAAACAAGCCAACCCCTGAGGAATGCCTCAAAGCCCTACAAGGTATGATTAATGCCTTTTCATGCACCAAGCTTGAGACTCAGGCTCAATGCACAGCCTACGAAGAGGCATGCAAGGTAGCCAACAAGCTGTGGAGGCGTGACCTGTGGGAAAGGATCCACCATGCGCCCCTCTAGCCTAGCCAAGCGTGCATCCCAGATGCTCCCTGAGGTAATCCGCAAGCATGATCCAGGCCATGCATTGTTTGCCTTCATGGTGCAACGCAATGCAGTCCTGGCAGCATCCCACAACCTCACAGGGCGCATCAGTTGCCTCCCCCGTACAACTAGCCCGTGCTCTAGGTTTGGCTATAAGCGTGACTCTGTTCATGCCGAGGTTGCAGCAGTCAAGAAAGGCATGGGCAAAGTGGATCGGCGGAAGCCCTGGCATATCGTGGTCATGCGTTTAGCTCCGGGTGGACAACTCAGGCTAGCCAAGCCCTGTCCTATCTGCCAAGCGTATTTGAAGGCTCAGGGATGCTCTCATGCCATCTATAGCGATTCAGAGGGAGACATGGTGCAGCTATGCCTATCCTAATCATGCCCTCAGAGTTAAAACAGCCTTCCCCTCCGAAATTCCTAGAGCCAGGAAAGCTTGCAAAGCTTGTGAAACAAAGGGAGTACATGAGGGAGTACAGACAACGAAAGCGAAACCTTGCTATCTAGCTTTCTACTGTCATAGTAGAAGCATGAACCTAAGCCCTGATGACCTGGATAGATTCCGACGTATGGATGCAGCCCTAGCACGATTCCAAAAACTCAGCCCAACCATTGGGGTTGGTCAGATGAGGGCCGTGCTGTGGGCTGCTCTGTCGGATAATAAAGGCTATCAAGGGGAATTTGTAAAGCGTCTGAACCTCAGCGAAACAGCCGCCAGTGGTAACCTGGATTTCTGGACCCGCTATTGCAAGAATAAAGTAAAGCCTCCAGAGCTATTAGTCAAAGAGCAGGCATTGGAAGATAGAACACAGAATAGAATATTTATGACGCAACTGGGCGAACGATTCATTGCAGAAATCAAAACCATCCTAGATCCAACCCAGCCTTCCCCCGCAGATAAGGACAATTAACCATGGCTATCAGAAAGCGTGGTGATTCGTGGCAAGTCGATGTGACCGTAAAGGGAACGCGTAGGTCCTGCACCTGTGCGACACCTGAGGAGGCACAAAAGGTTGAGGCTCAGCTACGGGCTGAGTTGTTCAATGGTGCTCCTGTAGAGCAAGGCAAGGGCTGGACTCTGAAGGATACCTATGATCGGTGTATGCTCCAGGTGTGGCGTGGTAAGGCTCATGCAAACAACGTGGAAAAGATATATGCGAAACTAGAGAAACACTTTGGAGCAGACACCCCCATGGCTGCAATCTCTGCGCTGGATGTGGACGCATATTTTGCATCCATGATGTCCCGTGGTCTGGCTAATGGGACTATCAACAGGCATCGGGCTGTCCTTACCCGTATGTTTAGCTTTGCCATAGAGCGCAAGGAAGTCTCCCAAGTGACCAGCCAGCCACACATGGAGCACTTCAAGGAGTCTATTGGCCGCATGAAGTATTTCACTATTGAGGAGGAGAAAGCCATTACCTCTACCATGCGTCACTTTGGTTACACGGAGCAGGCAGACTTTGTTGAATTTCTGCTAGACACTGGTGCACGTGTGCAATCCGATGGATTCGCTTTGACATGGGACAAGGTAAACTTTGATACCAATGTCCTGGTGTTCCATGGTCGAAAGTGTGGCAAGACCACAGGTATCCCCATGACTAAGCGGGTTGCTGCCATGCTGAAGGCAAGGAAGGCAGCTAGGCCCGACTCCACCCACGTTTGGCCTTATCAGCATTGGTGGCTGAGGAGCCCTTGGGATCGGGTTAAAGAACACCTGAAGCAAGGGCATGATCCTGAGTGGATCCCACACACATGCAGGCACACCACGGCTTCACGCTTGGTACAGGCTGGGGTGCCATTGATGGCTGTTAAGGAGTTTCTGGGGCATAGCTCCATCACGGTCACCATGCGCTACAGTCACCTAGCCCCTACTGCCTTGCTTCCCTGTGTGGCAGCCCTAGAGCCCACAACAGACACCAAACCACCGTCTCAGGCGGCCGGGTAACGAGTGTTGCGTAACGGTCACAGCCTTCCCCGCGAGGGTGGCGAAACAGCAAACGCGCAGGTCTTAGAAGCCTGTACCTTCAACGGTTTACGGGTGCAAGTCCCGTCCCTCGCATTCTTCCCTTAGGACTTAGAAACCTTCGTGACTATTAGCCTTAGCCTTAATCTCAGCTATCTATTTATCCTAAATCGAGTTGTGGCAATTGTTCAGCCACCGGGTTTAGGCTCAACCTAACCAACAGACTCGTTTGTTGCGGAGCCATTCACCGCAACACCAGGGTTTTTCGTTCAAGTCTAAACCTAGGCTGAACTTAAAGCCCAACGTCCCAACCATCGAATAGCCACCTAGGCACCACCGGAGCCTTCCCCGATGACTACTCAAGACGTTCCCTCCACTCAACTAGAGGACATCCCTCCATGCCCCAAAGGCATCCCCCAAGAGGCATGGATAGCTCAGTACCACAAGGAGATGAAATCCCTGGATGACGGGGTGGAACGCTTTGAAGCTAGCTGCAAGAAGGCCAAGGAGTACGGGGCTGAGACTCGGACCATTCCTGGCCAAGCCCTCTTGTCCCGCATGGTGCAGCCTGTAGCGGATGCACTGGACGCCTGGATTAAGACTGCCAACAGTGGTAAGCCAGGACCCCGCCATGAGGTCCTTCCTCTCTTCCAGGCGCTACCAAGCACAACCGTTGCTAGCTACCTAGCATGCAAAGCCGTGGTCGATGAGTTGACCATGGAGACTCGCACAGCGAACCGCTTGGCGTTTGTGATTGCGGAGCGTTTGGAGACAGAGATTCGGGTGAGGACCATGATGGAGGCCCCGCACGCCCGTAGGGCTACCAAAGCCATCATGCAGAAAACCAAGAGGCAGGCTCAAGGGTACAAGACTACCCGTGCCATCCTTATTCGGGCTGCAAACAAGGGTCTAGCGGTGAAGCTGCCCAAGTTTAACATGCGGGCTCGGGCTCTCCTGGGTGGCTGCCTTATCCAGCTTATCATGGATACAACCGGAGTGATTGAGTTTAGAGAGGACTTCGTTAACGGTTCAACCTCCACGAAGATGGTTGTTCCCTCTGCTGAAACCAAGCGTTGGCTTGCGGGACGCATGGAAGCCCTCAAAGAATCCAGCCCCTATTATACGCCTCTGGTATGTTCCCCGCGTCCCTGGGATAACCCCTATGAGGGTGGATACTGGCATCTGCCTGTGCCTCTTGTTCGTCGGGCCAAGCCTGCCTATCTGGAAGAGTTAGCAAACTCAGTGAACATCCAGAATGTTTACGAGGCTGTTAATGCTCTCCAGGCAACAGCATGGGAAGTCAATCCGGTAGTCCAATATGTCCTGGCTCAACTCTGGGAATCCCAGGACTACCCGGCGTCATTCATGGTAAAGGCTGAGGATGAGCACTTGCCCCACTGTGATAAAGCTACCATGTCTAACGAGGAGTTTAAGAAGGCTGTCATGCGTCTTCAGCAGCTACGGGCCAAGCACAAGGAGGACGCCAGCAAGCGTAAGGCTCTCATGCAGACCATACAGGCTGCTGGGGAATACCTGGGCTCTCCGCTATGGTTCGCATACAATCTGGATTTCAGGGGGCGTATCTATCCCATTGCTACCCATCTAACCCCACAGGGTGACGATGTACAGCGTGGGTTGCTCTGCTTTGCCAAGTCTAAACTCGTAGAAACCCAAGAGCAAGTGGACTGCCTAGCTATCCATGGTGCCAACTGTTGGGGCAATAAGGTGGACAAGCAGGGATTCAAGGCTCGCATAGCCTGGATCACGGAGCATGAGGACCTTATCATTGCTTCTGCTGCTGATCCCCTGAGCAATCGGGAATGGATGAAAGCTGATGAGCCGTTCCAATTCCTAGCATTCTGCTTGGAGTGGACAACGTTTCTAGGGGAAGGCTTGGGCGTATTCCGCACCAAACTCCCGGTAGCTGTCGATGGTACATGCTCTGGCCTTCAACATTTCTCCGCTCTACTGCGTGATCCAATCGGAGCCTCAGCTACCAACCTGACTCCAAGTGAGATACCAAGCGACATCTATGCTGTAGTCGCACATAAGACCATGGAGAAGGTAAAGGCAATCCTGGCAGTAGAGCCAGAGAACATCATGGCTAAAGGCTGGGTTGATTTCGGAATTGACCGTGGCTGCGCTAAGCGACCCGTCATGACTCTTCCCTATGGCGCTACTGCCTACTCAGCCCGTGAGTATGTACAGGATTGGCTAGACGAAAAGATGCTTGGAGGAAAGGCCAGCACCTTTGGAGAACATGGCACCTTCAAAGCTAGCCTTTGGTTGACTCCACACCTATGGGCAGCCATTGGAGAGACGGTAGTGGCAGCACGGCAGGCCATGGATTGGCTCCAGGATGTGGCCAGGATTGTAGCCAAGTCTGGTAATCCGGTATGGTGGACAACGCCAACAGGGTTCCAGGTGTTCCAAGGTTATCCCAATACCAAGCAACGCCGGGTAGACACAGCCCTACAAGGGAGCAAGGTCTTTGTATCCTACCGTGAGGAAACCAAAGGGTATGATTCTGGTAAGGCTGCATCTGGCCTTGCTCCAAACTTCGTACACAGCATGGATGCCTCAGCCTTAACACTGACCGTCAATGGTTGCATGGCTGAAGGCATTGACGCCTTTGGAATGATCCATGACTCCTTTGCTACACACTGCACTGATATGCCAAAGATGAACAGGATTCTTCGGGATGTCTTTGTGGACATGTACACCAAACATGATGTGCTGGCTGAGTTTGAATCAGCAGTACGCGAAGTGCTGCCTAAGGACGCTAAGCTACCTCCACGTCCAACCATGGGCAGTCTGGATATTAACCAAGTCAGGGATAGTCTGTACTTTTTCTCATGACGTCAACCTAAGCTGAAAGGAAACCTATTGGTAGACCTCCGCCAAAAGATGGCCAATGAGCATTCCAGGAATGTAGCTAAGGCTACCCATGGAGTCATCACAGCCATACAATCATTTCCACCACACATGCAAATCATGGCTGCCTTTGTGGCTGCCCATGTTCTGCTTCGTCATCATGGTATGGGCATTCGTGACATTCACGATATCTCAACCAACTACATCGACGGATGGATCAATACCCATCCTGAGAACCAAGCAATAACAGATACAATCAAGGATATTTCCTCCAATGGCTAAGACCGTTCTCGTTTCTCCTCGTGGCATCGCTGTCTATCCTAAGCTTGTCGGGAAGCCCGATGAGTACCAGGGCAAGAAGTTCTGGTGCACTAAGCTCCGTCTGACTGCTGAACAGGTTGCCCCAATCCAGACGGTAGTTGCTACTGCCCTGGCTGAGCACCGTGCTCGTATTGCAGCAGATATCAATATGAAGCCCCTGGATAAGAAGAAGAAGCTAGAGTATGCAGACGCTAGCCCAATCTCCAAGGAGCTAGACAAGGAAGGCAATGAAACTGGCTTCTATGTTGTGGCGTTCAAGACCAACTATGAATTCAAGGATAAGCTAGGTCAACTCAAGACCACTACGGTTCCTATCTTTGATGCCAAGGGGACTCCGATTCGCCCTGCTAGCATCTGGGGTGGCTCAGAAATCAAGGTGAGCTATGAGCCCTGGCCCTACGATTCAGGCAGCAGCAAGAATATTGGTGTCTCCCTACGTATCCATGCTGTTCAAATCCTGAAGCTAGTGAGTGGCAATGGTGGCTCCGCTGATGGCTTTGGATTCCAGGCTGAGGAAGGCTATGTGGCTCCTGAGCAGACCGCAGAGGCACCAGCAGAGCAGCCTGTGGACGGTGCTCCAGTTGATCCAGCAAAGCCCGGTGACTACTAATGCCCTTTGCTCGACACTGGACTCAAGCAGCCGGTATCAAGCGTGATGGTCAATACCGCTGCAAGATGGAGCGTGAGGTTGTAGAAGCTGCAAAGCAACTCGACCGTAACCTTCAATA